CCTGCAACTGAGAACCAGTTTGGGTTCTGTCTTTGGTTTAATGAAGAAACAAGCTCATTCAGTGCTTGGTTTTGCTTTACTAAAATATCGCCAGGTGAGGTTGATGTATTATCAGTTTCAATAGGTAGTGCCATGTTTATTCCTTTAAGTTCCAGTATTGACCACACCAGGTACTACTTGTCCTGATTGTACAGCATTTTGTTGGTCTAGTGTACCTGTATTACCATATGCATTTTGAGCATTTGTAGCCAATAAATTACCAAATTGATCGACTGCTTGACCTGATGAATTATATTCAATAGGCGCGGTTGTATTAGAACCTCCTGAATTCCCAAATAAACCACTTAAATAACTACCTAAACTACTTAAACCTGATCCAATTAACCCACTTGACCCAGGTGATGTACCGGTTGCTGGTGTTCCAAACAATGATTGTCCAAGAGGCGTATTACTAATACCAGCACCAAGAGCCCCTAATCCTGCTATCTGCTGTAAAGGTGATGCGGCATACGCACCAGGAATTGGACCAGTATAGGAAGAACTTGTGCTAGTTGGCATTGTATAGCCACGTAAGAGAGCAGACTCATTGGTTAGTTGCTGCATAGGGAATAACTGTTGGTTCTGAGCAATGGTTTGTTGCTGACCACCGAGTGTAGCAAGTGCATTAACATCACCTAATCCTAATGATTGCTGCTGGCTTGCTAAATTTCCTAACTGTCCAGATGCTGCTACTTTGTTGGCATAGTCTTGCTGTAGTGCTTGCTGTTGCTGAGCAGTGATGCCTAACTCAGCATTTGATATCACATCACCTAAAGCAGTTGCACCACGAGTTGAGCCAAACTGACCACTGCCTACTAGACCTGCAGTTGCCTGAGGTGCTAAGTTATATGCTATATTAGACTGCCCTAAATCACCGATAGCCTGTGCAAGATTAGAACTTCCTACGCCTTGTGCTAAGTTAATTGCACTATTTAATGTAGGTTGATAGTTTCCTACATTCTGTTGTGCTTGACTAAATGCTTGTTGCTGTAAGGGCTGTGCTCCTACATACTGAGCATTCTGTGCTGCTTGTCCGCCTTGCTGTGCTAACTGATTTAAATAATCGGTATAGAACTGAGGGGCAGCTGTTGCTTGTGATTGTGTAGTCGTGATATTAGGAAGAGCAGAACCTTGAGTAAATGAACCGCCTGATTGTGATCCAGCGGTGATGCCTAAATCAGGGACAGCAGGTGAAGAAGATGGAAGTGCCATATATTATCCTTTACTATGCCTTTTTAAGGCTTCTTTCATATACATCAACGGTGACGCCTTAGGCGGTATTTTATCATTGGGAGCCGATCTTTTGTGAGCTCTTAATGATTCTCTGAAGTGGTCAAGAAGTTTTGCTCCAGCATCACTACTACCGTTTCCGAGGGCAGCCACAGTGTCAGCATCAAATACATACTCACCATCGGCCAGCATCGCAGGAATATCATCTGATTGCCCATCGCCTCTTCCTTTCACGTAGTGCCCAGTAGCACCTGTTATAAACTCAGGTTTGTGCACATCTCCACCATCTTTATAGCCTAATGGAGAACTACCACTAAGCATATTGACACCAGAAGACAATAAACTATTTGTCGGATTAGATCCACCTTTATCTGCTAGCATGGTCTGCATTAAACTTGAATAAGGATTAGTTTGCTGACTGCTTGATGACTGAGATGTCGGATTTAATGCGGATAAACCACTTTGCATTAATGCGGTATTTTGAGATTCATTAGCAAGATGTGGTGCTATCATTGAAAGTAACTTAGGATCTAACTGTTTTAATTGCTGTAGTATTTGAGCATTTGTATTGTACACAGGAGCACCTGTTAAAGACTGACCAGATATTGGAGTAGGTATTTTTCCACCTGTTGTTGAACTACTATTCAATGCATCAATAGCATTACTTACTGAGCTAGGACTAGAACTAGAAGAAGTGCCTGCACCGGTTGCATAACTTGAAAGTGCTCCTGCGGCTGATGGAATTAAACTACTTGAAGTAGTTGTAGACCCTGGTGATAAAGCAAGATTAGTGCCTACACCAGCAGCAGTTCCTGCAGTACTGCCTAGTAATGCGCTATCTGTAACTTGACCTACTAAGTTTCCGGCACCGCCTGCTGCCCCACCAATGACTGCACCTTTAGCAAGACCTGATGCAGTGATAGGCTGACCTGTTATAGCATCAACAGCAGCAGTAGTTAAAGCTCCTTTGGCTGCACCTGTTAAAGCAGCATTACCTACTTGAGGTAAACCTACTATTGTATTTCCTACAGCAGGGTACAAAGCATTTTGCTGTGCTACTAAATTATCTAATGCTACTTGATCAGGAGTTTGAGCAGCTGCTGCTTGATCAACTAAACTACTAGTCGGATCAAGTTCAGGCGCAACATCTGTTGCTGCTGTTGATAATGCCTCTGAAGTATCAGATACTGGTGCAAGGCTATTTATTTGATTAACCCATGCTTCAATTCCATCAGGTGTTGGAATTTGAATGGTTGTTCCACCAAAGCTTGCTGATGTTGTTGGACCTGTGTAAGGAAATGAGTCGGTTGCAATTGCACCTGTCAATGGCTGTACACCTGTATCAATAACAGGTGCTGTAGACAAAGGAGGAGTTGTTGTAATTGGATCAGGTGTTACAGTAATCGGTGCATCAGGAACTGGAGTTACAATCGCACCAGAATCGGCTACAGTAGCATCTGTTCCTGCTTGTGTTGCCATGCTTCCTGTAGCATCTAATTCAGGCGCAACATCTGCTCCTGCAGCAGCCGCATCAAATGCACCAGCAGCACCTGCGGTAGCAACAGTAGCCGCTACTGTTCCAACTGTAGCCCAACCTCCTGGAACGTCATTTCTAACGGTTTGGTCAATTGCAGTACCTGCATTATCTATAGCATTATTAACCGTATCATCAACTTGTTTTGTAGTATCAAGTACTTGATTTACAGGTTCATCAACAACAGGTACGCTTATAAATCCATCACAACACATATTAAATCTCCATCCGCATTAAATACGGGTCTGTTGTTCTATTAGAGTCTTCAGTAAATGAAACATCATCTACGCCGACCGCACGAGCTATTTTTTCAGCTTTATCAGGTTCAGCAACAAACATAAATACAGTTTTTATACGTTTTTCTTGCATGGTTTTAAGAAAACTAGATAATGCTCTTAAATACATTTTTTGAGAACCGCCATTAATGATTCCCATTAATATACCTCCAGGTACTTTACCATAAGCAATTAAAACGTCTTGATAAGGATATACAGCAAATCCTGATTTAATATAAGTAGCAAGCGTAGTTTTTAATGCTTGAGCATTACCTCCACGATTTTTAACATGATTTTCTATAATTCTATTTACATCAGGCTTAGCATTTAAAGGATTCATATCAATAATTCGCATTCGTATAAATAATATTCATAAAGCCACATAATTCACTTGCCCAATCCTGCCAATTTTCAAACCCTCTATGGTCTGGTACACCGTTCTGTACAAAATATCCAATACCATTCATGCCATCAACCCAGTCACGCCACTTATCTTCTGGAACAGTTCCTAATTGGTTAGATGCAAATAAACCGGCCATTAAAGCACACCAATAGTCCCAAGTCATGTTTCTAGGATCATATGTTATCATGGATTACCTGTTCCTCTGACATCACCAATATCAGCACTTACTAATATTCTACCCATCTGGTAGTCGCCATTAAAGGTATTACTTTCAAAACGCATTCTTAATTCGCGATACTGCTCTTTCATGTCAATTTTAAGCGTACTTGGACTAAATGTATAAGGAGATAATTGGCTAGTTACATCTTGTTCATCAGCATAGCCTTTACCTTTAATATAAAGATTCATATCGCCTACTTGAACAAAGTCCGGCTCAACTCTTTCTACACGAATCCACACATTATCACCTTGCAACTGAGGATTACCTGGTCCTCCGCCTACCCAACCTAGTGAATTAGTCTCAAAAAAGGACTGAACAGCGTCCACATTAGTTAAGTATACCTGATCAGTGCCTACTTCATGCTGCCATAAAGTATACGCTTGGTTCAATGTAAATGAAATAGTTAAGCCTGAACCAGTAGAAGGCGCTCTTGATATTGTAGGAACTGTTCCTGTAAATGAAGAAGTATAATTTCCGCCTTGGATAATATTTAAAGAAGTAACAGCTCCTCCACTTACAGTAGCAACAGATAATAATGCAGGAGAACCAGCTCCCCCAACTACTTGAACTACATCTCCAACTGTATAACTTGTACCACCATTAATGACAGTTGCTGAGCTCATATAGTAGCCAGAAGATGTATTATCTGCCCATATAGGGTATCTAAATACTTCAGAGAAAATACCTGCAGATCTATTAGCGCCTATAGCGAATCCTGCATCATACCAAGTTTTTTCTCTTACATTATAGATAATAGCATTATTACATTCTGTTGAATTCCCTGATGGATAGAACCACCAGATCTCACCCCATCTAGGAATTTTGGTAACCCATACTTTTTGTCTTTGAGCATAGTTTAAATTATCAAAGAAATAATTTTGGTTAGTGTCATTCGGTATTTCTTGTACTACTCCATTGTACATTAAGAATCTATCTACACCAGCCCAATAGAATATACCATCATACTCAATAACACACTGACTAGACATAATAGATGTCTGAGTACTAATGATATCATATCGCCAATAAATGGTAGATGTTCCTACAGATTGTGGAGCATAAGTCACTCTTGTTAATTGATCAGTACTCCAAAACAAGCCTGCAGGAGATGTTGTACCACCTCTTAATGGCATACCTTTTATGACTTTAGTGCCTGATACATTATTGGCGTTAGCATCTGCCCCTACCCAATTCTCAAGATTTCCTGCGCTATTATTTTGAATTAATCCGTTATTACCGTAGACAAATGTATATGGGTAAAGTACTACTACTCCGCCTGACACACTAATATTGTTATCATAAGTTAAAGTTTCAGTTGCTGAAACAGTTGCAGGATTAGACAAAGTAATTGTGGTTGTCCCGCCTGCTGTTGACACTGCAGTAATCGTTGTATTAGCAGGAATTCCAGTGCCGCTAATGGACTGACCACTAGCAATTAATAAGTTAGCAGGTGTAACTGTAGCAGTTGTTGTACTATTAAGCACAGTAGATGCTGTAAAAATACCAAGCTTAGTCATTCCGCCATATGGAAACTGACCTACCATTACCGGACTATTGACGGTGCTTGAAATATCATTTAAGTTTTGTCCAGGGTGCCCTAGTACGGTTAATTGACCACTTCCACCTGAATCGTAAACTACATCCCATTGCCATAAGTTATTAGCATTAGAGCTAAAAGCAGAGGACATTGAAACTTGTGTTGGGCCAGAACCTACACCATTGGTATTATTGGTTTGCCAAACATAAACTCCATCACTCTGTCCGGAATATACATAGTTAATACCATTAACGGATTGCATAATAATGCCGCGGCTTATACCTGTAGCATTTTGGAATAATCCATTATAGCCACCGATCTTACGGGGTCTACCTCTTTGAAATCTCACCCAAAGACCGTTCACATAACGAATAGAGTCAAACTGAGTTCCATCCCGCTGAATACCAGGTTGAATGTTTAAAGTAATGACTTTAGAGGTCAAAACCCACCTCCATAAATACCGCCTAGTGCAAAGAATCCAGTACCATTAAAATAACCTACTTGATTATTAGCAACTACAAAACCTAATTGGCTAGATGCTGGTAAATAAAGACCAGTGTTTAAGTCACCCGTAAACTTAAGAGAAGGTACTGAAGTAGAACCATTACCTAGTGTTAATGATGTAATGTTAGATGATGAGCCAGATGCTGCATTATAGACGTTGGTACCATCACAAATAAGAATAAGAGAGGTGCCTTGTGTTACCTGTACTGTTGCTCCTCCGCCTACTGAAGTTTTTACGGTAAACGTATAAGAACCTGTTGTATTGTTGGTAACAGAGTACAACTGAACAGTAGAAGGCACAACTATAATCTGATTGCTAGTGAGTGCCCCTGAGTATACCTGAATAGTATTTGCAGCTTGAGCACTACTTAATGTGGTTGTTCCACCGGTGACGGATAAAGCAAGTTCTGTATATGCAAATTGATTAGATCTACCATAAGCATAAGAATACCAACCGCCTGAGCCATATGATACTAGTACTATTGACTCTGTTAACTGTAATTGCTGATTTGAATTTGAATCAATAGTATCAGAACCATTCGGAGTTAACGTTAATATGCCTGTTCCATCATTCTTAAAAATAGTGAACCAACCAGAACCTACAGTAGCAGCAGATGGTAAGTTTAATGTGCCTGCCCCTCCTGTCCAAGTGTTCATCTGAGCTCTTGCGGTAGTCGGTATGTTAGAAGTAACATTATACGTTTGTACTACTGTTTGCTGATTTAAAGTAGCGCCTATTGCGGTTAGCCCATAACCAGCTAGTGTTGCTGCATTAGCAGCTGATGTTCCTGCCCCGAATGTAACTGTTGCCCATGTACCTTGAATGGTAGTATTATCGGTGACATAAAGATAGTAAGCAATACCAGCAGTAGCAGAGACTATACTTGTACTTCCTACCGTACTATTATTGGTTGCAACCGTGAAAGTATTTGCCCCAATATTTCTAATAATCATTGCCTGACCGGTCGACACTTGTGTCGCAGGTGGCATATAAAGTGTTAGTCCACCAGTAGTTGCCGATACTTCAATAATATTGGCAGTAACTTGATTTTGATTATTACCGTTAATCGACCACTGTAAAGTCGTATTAGCGCTTAAAGTAATTGACTCATATGAGACAGCACTTGGCGATACAGTTTGTCCTGTAAATGGGCTGGTATAGGTTGGATTTGATGTAGTCATAATTAGCTTTCAATAGCAATCGCTTGTCTATCGGCAAGACGTAATTGATCTTCTTGTTTAAGAACCTGCATTGCTTCACTATACTTTTGTTGAAAGATCTGCCGTTGATCATTCTTTACAAACAGAATTGCTTGTAATAATGTACCAAACAACATAGCATTCGGTGCATTCTGTGTTAACCAATTAGTTTGATTATCATTAGACAATGGAGCAAGCCTTTCATAGTACAAGACTTCAAATGGGTAGTTCTGATCAGGTGTTGGAGACACTATCCAGTTATCATAATTATAGTCGGCAAAATAAAGAGGCGTTCCTGTGGCGGTAGAACTAGGACTATACTGTCTTAAGTATTCATATTTACGTAAGAAAACAGGCTGAATCTGACCACTATTAGTTAAGTTCATACTAACTGTTTTACGCCATCTTGCAGGTTTAGGAATAACAGGATTAGTTGCAGTCATAGTAGACTCAGCTACTTGTAACTGACCTAATGTCTTAATCTGCTGAGCAATTTCAAACTCAGCAAGCATAATAAATTCAGGAATTTGATTGGTAACAGCACTATCATTACGTTCTAAATATTGCTGAACATCCAAGATCAGCGAATTATAAGTCATCGCTGCTGCATTAGTGTTTGACGGTGTGGTTTGAGTCGCCATAATTTATCCTAGTTCATCATGCCAACCATTTTTCCCAAACAGTTTTATTGATTTTAATATATTTCTTACTTATACAACCATATTTTCTGAAATAGTTTTTACTTCAGCAACACGATTCAGCCATCCTTTACCGAATGTCTGAAAAGT